ACTGCGCCTTGCGCAGTTGCTCGGCCATGCCGTCGATCGTCTCCGATGCCTGGGCGCGCACTTGCATGAGCGCCTGTCCCATCTGCGCGTTCGCCTGCGCGTTCGCCTGCGCGTTCGCCTGCGCGTTCGCCTGCGCGTTCGCCTGCGCGCCGTCGCCCGTCATTGCCGCCTGCGCTTCGTTTTCCAGCTTGGCAGCCTGCGCGTTGATCTGGCGCACCTTGGCCTGCTGTTCCGCGAGCGCCGTCATTGCCTGTTCGCGCTGGAGTTGCAGCGCCTCGGCCTGCTGGCGCATCTGCTGATCAGCTTGCTGCGCTTCTTCCGGCGACATCGGTTTGTTCGGATCGCGGTCGCCGGTCAAGGTGCGAATCGCTTCCGCGATCTCGTCCTTGTTCGGCAGATCGGAGAACTCCAGCGCGATTGTCATCACGCGCAAGCTGACCTCGGGCGGCAGCCTTGCGGCCAGGCCATTCAGGCTCTCGAACATGATTTGCCGCAGCGTGCCGGCGTAGTCCTGCTCGCTGACCACAAAGTCCGCGGCGCTGGCAGTCACGTCGTTGATGAACCGCACCGATCCGTCGGTCTGAATCTCCGGCTGATTGATTCGCGCCCATTCAAGCGCGCCCTTGGAGCCGGTCAGGCGGATCACCTTTTCCTGCGTGTAGAACTGCTCGACTAGGCTGAGCTGCTTTTCGCCCTGCACCTGAGTTGCCAGGCGCAGGTTGTCGAACGGCTCGGTCGTGACGACAGAGCCTTGCAGTTGCCGCGCCTTGATCGCCTCGCCGCTGACCGCGTTGGTCTGCCGGCCCAGGTTCTCATCGGCCACGCCGGCCGACTTCTGGATGCTGTTGGCAGCCAGTTGCATCATGTTGAGTTGGCCGGTCGCGGCGTCGGTGTCGCGCCGGATTTGCAAATCCTTGCCAGCCTTCTTGACGATCAAGCCGTCCGGCCGGTCAGCCTCGTCGCGCAGCGCGTTCCAGTCTTCGGTCGCACCTTCGTCCGCGATGATCTGATTGCTGTTCAGGTAGAACAGCGCCTTGCTCGCGCGCTTGTTGAGATCCTGCTGAATGTCGCGCACGCGGCGGATGATCCCGTAGGGCAGCCGATCCCGACCGCGGCGATAGCACCAGATCGGCGTCAGACTGAAACGGTTGTGCCTGAACCCCGACGGGCCGGCTGACAGCAGCGCGGACTCGGTGAACACGGCCACATGCACGCGCATCATCACCTTGTCCACGACATGACTGCCGGCCTGCTGAACGGCATTGAGCAATGCTTGGTCGTGCGCGCTAACAATTGCACCGCGCAGCGGCCCGTCCATCACGATCTTGGTCTTGGCCGGCTTGCGGTACTGCGCTTCGATCAGCTTGATGCGGCGGCGCTTGGCGTCGGAAATCGTGCCCACACCCTGCGCGTACAGCGTGCCGGTCTTGACGTTCTGGAGATCGGCGCCCGTGTACCAGGAATCCTCCTCCCAGCCGTCGGTCGTGCGGTGCTGCGCGTCCTCGGCACCCGATAGCACCTGCGCGCGACGGTCCGGGAACGTCATCAGCGCAACGTCCTCATCAACCCAGCGCCAGCGGAACACGTAGCGCGCGTCGGACAGATCCAGCTCGTAGGCCGACGAGTCCCACAGCACGTTGCGCCAATCCTCGTACTTCGAGTAGAGGATGTCGGCGGTCGGGTCGTCGCGCACGCCGTCGTCCATCCAGCCCACGCCGGACTTGATTGCGTCGGCAAATGCCTTGCTGCGGTTGAACACCACGCGGTTGATGTCGCTGACGTACTTCAACACCTTGGTCTTGGTGTCGGCCAGCGCAACATCGTCCTCGGTGCGCGGCAGCACGCGCCAGTCAACCCGGCTGCGTCGCTCGGTGCCGATCACCCAGTCGGCCATCGGCGCGACTTCGTTGTAGACCAGCGGCATCTGTCCGCGCTCGCGCAGAACCTCGGCGTCGTCCGGATCCCACTGCATCGAGTCGTAGAAGTCGGCGTCCATCGCCATGTCGAGGCGATTGAGGGATTGCCGCTCCTTCTCGTAGAAGTACCACTCCAGCAGTTGCCGAAGCTCGGCGCGCGCTTGCTCGGAATCCAGCGGATGACCGCCGGCCTGGCATTCCCCGCTGGCGGTTTGCCTGAGCGCTTCGTCCAGGCGCCCCGAGTAGTCGTCGCCGGGGGCGCGGTTTCGCACCGGCCGCACGTCGAGCGGGTTACTGGGCATAGGTCACGCCCTCTTTCTCGACCCGCAGATTCTCGCCGGCCAGCGGCTTGCCGTCGGCGCGCAGCTCCAGGCGCCCGAAACTGCCAGCGTGGTACTCGACGGGCGGCGACGATGGCATCCGGATAAGTTCCGGCAGGCCGTCGATGATGATGCCGGCCACGCGGCGGCAGTTGATCGGCGTTGGCTCGATGCCTAGCACCGTGCAGGCCGTTGTCACCTTGCGCACGACGTTGGCCACGTTCTTCGGGTCAGCGTCGTCCCAGGTGAAGCTCGCGGACTCCATGACGACGTACCAGGGCGCACCCGGCCGGCGATGCGGCAGCAGCACCATCGCGCGCTCGTCGTTGATCCAGGTGTAGATCACCAGCAGATCGCCATGCTGGCGGCTGGCGTGCGCCTTGCGCAGATCGAGTGAAACGCCCATGTCAGCCTCGCGCGACGCTTCAGTGGCGTGCCTGGCTTTCCGGCGCCTTCGGCTCCAGCGGCTCCTCCGGCGTCACCGGGCGCTTGCCGCCACCCGAACCGGAACCGCCCGACTTTCTTTTGTTGGCGTAGATGAACGCGAAGATCACGACGACGGCGGCGAGAACAGCGGCAAGGGCTTCCATGTGCGGACTCCTACGCAAACCGGGGGGATGACCCGGTGAGCCTGCCATGCTTGTTACGTCAGACCGCCATCGCGGATCCTCGGCGCTTGAAGGCGCCCGCCCCCGGCGGCCGGCGGGCCGCAACGACGGATTGGAAGATCGTGCCAGCGTCGGCTACCTGGCCGAACTGGCGGTACGCATCGGCGCCGTGGCTGTTGTCGTCGTGCAGCGGATCGTTGCGCCAGCATCCGCGCGTCTTGTCCCACTGTTTCCGGTAGTTGGACAGCCGCGCGAGCCCGTCCTTGCAGCCTTCCATGCTGAACCAGCAGCTCGAAAACTGATTGCGGGTTGCCGTGATGCCAGCGGCGATCGTCGAGATCCGCGGCACGATCTCGATCCGTTGCCCGGGCATGAGCTGCTGGAGCATTTCCTCCAGGCTGCGATTGGTGTCCGGCGTGGCGCCCATCCGCTTGTACCCGGCGTCGTGCGGCAGGTAGTGCGTGCCGAACGTGTAGCCCGTCCGTTGAAGCCACTGCGCGTAATGCACCAGCTCCTCGCCGCTGGCCTCGTAGTACCGGATGAACCGATTTTCCGGGCCGACCCGCTGGTGGCACCAAATCGCCGTCATGTCGCCGCGGCCCAAGTCCCAGAAGGTATTGACGGGCGCGGCCTCGATCGGCAGCGTCGGCAGCACGCGCCCTTGCCGGCGCGCGCTGGCAAGCTGGGTGGCGTAATAGCAGCCCTCGGTGCTGACCTGGAACGCCTCATCGGGGAACGACGGGTATTCCTGCCACATCAGCGGCGCCTCGTCGTTGAAGTCCGCGCGCAGCGTGGTCACGTACCAGGCCCGTTGCCCATCGGTCAGGCGACGCAAGATCTTCGACTCGACCTCGGAGAAGTAACGCAGGTTCGCCTCGGTCAGCACGATGCCCGTCGGGTCGATCGTGTACTCCGGCGCTTGCCACCAGGCAAAGAAGTGAAGCTGCCAGTCCTTCGCCGTCAGGTCAGATCCTTGCTGCTGCAACGCCAGCGCGCGCTGCGTCATGTCGTAGTAGTACCCGTCCTGGCCCTCGGCCGTGGACTCGATCACGCACAGGCCCGTTTTCGGCACGGTCGGAATCGAGCCGGTGATGACTTCCTTGGCCTTGTCCGGGTACTTCGCGCAGATCTTCCCGAACTCCGAGACGTGCAGCCGGTGAATCGTGCCCGACCGCATCGACGTGGCCACGCGGATGCTGGCGCCGTTGTGCTAGAACTCCAATTCGGTCGCGGTGCGCTTCGACTCCGGGCACATCGCCCGCACCAGCTCGGGCAGGTAGTCGTAGGCGAACAGCACCTTGCCGCGAAAGATGGCCTCGGCGGCCTCCTTGTCCTGAGCGATGATCCCGCAGCGGATTGGCTCCTTGGAGAACAGCGCGGTGTCCAGCCACAGGATTGCGACCAGCGTCGTAAAGCCGAGCTGGCGCGCTTTCAGGATGATGTTGCGGTGATGCATCCGCGCCATCAGGCGGCGCTGCGCGCGGTTCGGCCGAAACGTCACCACCAGGCCGTCGGCGCCGTCGTCGTCTCCCTTCGTGACGATCTTGTACAGATTCGACAGCCGCCACTGCCGATCGTCCAGAAGCGCCCGTTTGGCCTCGATCTGCTGCTCAATCGTCGGCGTCATCGTCGTCGCGCTTGCCGCGGGCGGCCTCGGGCACCGGGCCGAACACGTTGCCCGTCAACGAATCTAGAAGCGTCTTCAACGGGTCGGCTTTCTGCTCGTTGTCGGCCTTGAAGATCCCATTGACCTTGCCCAGCAGCTCCAGCGCCCGCACGCGCGCCGAATGACTGGCGAACTCGGAGTAGTCGGTTGCTTCCGCCTTCAACTGTTTGCGCACCCATTCCGCATCGGTTTCGGTCTTTTCGGCTAGGCGCTTTTGGCCTTCGGCCAGCGCGGCCTGAATGTCGGGTCTTTTCAAGAGTTCATGGGCTTGCGAGCCTGCCGTCTTCTTGGAGTAGCCGGCCCGAGTGGCGGCCTGGGTGGCGTTGAAGTCCACCAGGTACTCGCGCACGAAGGCCAGCCGCTTTTCCTCGAATCTGCTCACGCTCTGATCTCCCGAATGTCGATGCCATGCACCGCTTTCATCAGGTGGCGCTTGATCCTGTAGGCCGCCGGCTCGGCGCCCTTCACGTCCGCGACGACAGTCTGCCCGCCTTGGTCGAACACGAAGTCAGCGATGTAGCGCAGCGGCGGGCGCTTGCGGCCCCCGATCACCACCGACGGCGCCAGCTCGAACACCACCTGACGGCGCAGGTTCGAGATCTCCCCCGCCCGCTCACGTAGTTGCAGGCCGCGGTAGTAGCGCGCCTCAGCCTTCGAGTCGAACAGGATCCCGTCGATCTCGGTCTTCTGATTCGCGTACTTCTGCCGGCCGGTGCCGTTGACAACTTTCGCGGCGCGGCGAACGTCATACGCCTGGGCACGGGTCAGCCTCACAGCACGCCCTCCCGAAGCCCGATCAGCACCTCGGCCCAGGTCAGGGCGGTTTCTCCAGGGTACGGCGCACGCACGCCAAGATCGCGTCCCGGCCAGGTGCATCCGGGTGCCGCGCGATCACGGCCAGCATCGCCTCCGCTGCAACCTTGTTCGGCCGGGCGCTCAGCACCAGGCGCGCGCAGCATTGCAGGCACGCGAACGAACCGAGGCCGGACGGCGGCTGAGCGATGCAGTACGGACACGTCACGCCCCATCCACAGGTCGGGCGGTTTTCGCGCGGGCCTTGACCCTGGCCAGCAGCTCCGCGAGCTGGTGGGCGGCGGCAGCGCGGTCGGCAGGCGGCGGCGGCAACATGATCGGGCCGGCCTTCTGCGGCGCCCGGCGCGCGATCGCACGGAACTCCAGCACAGTCGGCGGCCGATCGGGCGGCAGGTTCGACAGCGCGTAGGCCAGCGCCTCGGGCCAGGTCGTGAACGACGCCAGCTCATGCGCCCAGTCGGCTTTGACGGCATCGGTGTCCAGACCCTCGTACCGCGCCATAAACGGGCGGCCATAGACGAGCGTCAGCTTCGTGAAAATCCGATCCACCCAGGGCATCGGCAGCGCAGTCTTTTCGGTCATGTGAGCATCC